ATTCCATGGTTGAAGAAGATAAGTGTCTACAGCGAGATAAGCAATTTACTATAAAAAAACCAGTATATAGCAAAGAATGGATCAAGTTGAGCAAAGAAATTGATGCTTGGTGCCATAAAAATAAAGCAGAATATGGTGCTGGATATCAAACTTTGCACGATCAAATTTATGGAGCAATCAGATTCGTCACTGGTTGTAGTCGTATTAAAAGTTTAACCAAATACGATGTACCAGCAGCTAGATTTATCTTTGAGCAGATGATATCTGAATTTAAGAAAAATAGAGGTAATAAAAATGGACGAAGAATTTATCAATGAATTACGTAATTACACTTTAAAACAAATGAAAGAAGAACAGTCTCCAGCCTTAATCAGCAAGTTAGTTGCTGAACTGATGGAGCTGCAAAGGTAGGTGAATATATATGATGGCTAATGGGTGGAAGACACCTGACCAGATACAAGAAGACTATCACCTCAGTCAGTCGGCGTTTTATACTTGGAAAACAGAATGTGAAGAATCGCAATTTAAGGATGCTATTATTCGGCCAACTGGTAAACACACATATATAGTTGAGCAAAGATGGCAAGAGTTCATAACTTGGCGGTCAGATGAACGTGAAAAGGATCTACTGGATCCACATTTGCGAGTTCAAAAAGAGTCTCGGATATAGATTTAAAGATTAGGAGTTAAACAATGTATAAGACAGATATTTTAATTTCAAAATGGGTTAACAAAAAGATCAATAAGTTCCTTCAAACAAAACTAAGTACCAAAGAAACAGATATTTTTATGTTTACTGGCATTTTTTCAGGGTTCATTATCTTTATGATTTTGTTTTACTGCGTTATTTTGCCTAATTTGTAGGAGGGATGAAATGCTTAGTCTAAAGACAATGCACAAGCTTGTTTTAAACTCTAATGTTTATCAAATAAAGCAACCAATTCAAAAAGATAGATATACATTGTTGTTTGAAAAAGAGCTAGAAAAAAGCCCATCGCTAACGGCAATTAGTGATGGACTTACAAAAAATAAATTTCATATTGATTATAGCATGTGTGCGATAAGGCGGTGAATGAGATGGTAAGAATTAAAAAAGTTTATGACAAACATTATACAGTCATAAATAATTCAATTCTCAATGATACATCGCTTAAGTGGGAAGACAAAGGTCTTTTTACTTATCTATGGTCTCAATCTGATGAGTGGGATTTCTATGCGAAAGAAGTAGCAAAGCATGGTGCTGATAGCGAAGATAAAGTATATAAAATACTTCGCAAGCTAGAAGAACACGGCTATTTGCTTAGACAACGACAACGTAACAACAAAGGACAACTAAAGGCAAATAAATGGCTATTGTCTGAAACTCCAAGGCAAAAATGGATCAGTATGTATAAAAAACGTACCGATAAAAAAGAGGCACCTATTAGGCAAAATCCAGAACAGGTAAAACCAGATCTGGAAAAACCTAATATGGTAAAACCGGATCTAACAAGTACTAACTGTAACAAATACTTATCTAAACAAATAAAGAACTTAAATAAATCTCTCTCTAAAGAGAGAAAGAGAGACCAGGAAGTAATTGAAATATTAATCAATTATCTAAATGAGTTTGCTAATGAGTGGCACAGAGCACCAATTACTTTTTCACCAGAAGAATATAAAAAATTAGTTAATGCAGTACATAACAAAGAAACGAGTTCTCTTAGGAGCTTAGCAGAGAAAACCGTTATTTACAGTGAACAATACCCGCAAGGCTATTTGTTGAACTGCATTAAGAATTTACCGGAAGTGATAAAAGATAATGATAATTCACAGGAGAGCTAATATGCACAAAATAGAAGAATTATGGATTGATTATGAGTTGGCATGCAGAAGCTGCAACTATGTAAAAGCATGGAACTATGCCATAGAGCTGGCTGAAATCAATAAACTAGATTTACTTAGCGAGTTGAGAGAAATATATGATTTATGCAAGATTGAGGATTATGAGGGACAAGAATTACAAGTTCGGCAAATAACCGATCTATTAATTGATGCATGCAAGGCCAGACTAAGAAATGGGTTGCCACTAGTAGCTATAGGACGCCGAAAAATAATGAATGTGGTACTAGAGATGAATACAGTACTAAAAGTTGTTGATGAACCAGGAGAATAAATCATGAAATCATTTGATCCAAATTATATACATTGTTTTTCGAAAAAGACAATAAAATTAACGTTTCAGCAATGGGAGTATACAGGGACTGCATTTGTTGAAATTGGAGGTAATTGTACTTTTGCTGATATGCTTTCCGAATTTGAAAATGGTGATACCTTATTAAGTTTACTTAAACAAAAAACTAGTAAGCTCAATTTTGATTTGAAGGATCTTGGTCAAGATGAAGAAGGAAAGAATTGGTTTAGGGCCATTTTAATAAGTGATACAGGGGAAAAGTGCGAAACCGAAGATTTTTTAGACGCATTACCAGAAATGTTAGTTGGTATCGACCTTATAGATATTCAAAAGGAAGATTAAAAAAATGGATAAATTCATTTACAGCAAATTATGGTTCAGACGTCGAATAATTCTTCGAAAGATCTCATACAAAGATACGGGACTATATTTTGCTGGCTATATCGAAATTAAGTTGAATGACCCTAAAGACTGGGTTAGACACGCTACTGCCAGCGATTCAGGATATTTTTATGATGTTTGGCCATTTACAGATTTACCAGGTTGGCCTACTTTTGCTGGCTATTTACCCATTGACGAAAGACATTTATACATTGGGTTTGATACGCAAGAATTTGCTGAGTCCTATAGCAAAGAAGACTGTATTGAAATTTTAAAGGATACAGCAAAGCAATTAGCATATGACAACGAATAATTTAATTAAGCAAAAGGAGAAACGAAAAAATGGGAAGATTTAATTTTGATAATTATGAAGCTAAAAGAGGCAATGTAAGTAATGATTTAGACGTTAAGCGTCTATCAAGAGAATTAATCAATAAACCTAATTCGTCGTTTAAAAGCAAGCCTAAACCTAAGAGTAATTCTTATAAAGTTGGAGTCGCTTTATATTTCATGAGTGGTCAAATCTATAAAACTCCTGAATTTACTGTTGATGATATCTATGATGCATTGCAGCAAAATAAGCGCTGGCTCGATCAAGAAAATGGTGGAGCAATTAATTTGGGATATGTAGTTAGATATAACCCATATAAGTTTTATGAAAGAGAGAACCATGGTAGAGCTTAAATTTGCTTGGAAAAAAGAAACCCCATTGCAGCATCCCTCGAAAACAGATGCACAGCCACTACACAGTAAAGCAGAACGCAAAGCTAGACATTATAAATTCTTGCAAAAGTTAGATCATATTATTAAAGCTGAGAAGCAAAGTGGTTCGTTAGTAAATATATCTATCAATAATGAAGCCCTAAAGGAAATTCAGCATGAAAATAATCCATTCAATGAGGAGAAAGATAGAGTACAAAGAGTTGATCCTGTTAAGGCAAAAATGATTTTTGACTTAATAACTCAAGGGTATTCAATGACTGAAACACAACGTTTAGCCCGTGCTAGTGCGACCACAATTAAACATGTGATGTCGGATAGTGCTGTAAAGACGCGTCCTATTTTTAAATATCAGCTGAAAGGAATTAAAGAAAATAAAGTAGATTTTTATACTAAAAATCTTAGGCAGATAGTTAATTATACGGGAATAGATTTTAAAAAGTTAAAAAATGAAAATTTTTTGGCTGAGAGAGGATATCGGTTGCTTCACATAAATAAGCGATGGAATCAGCTACCAAATGGAAGTATTTATTCTGCAACTGATGTAGACAATATCTATCTCAAAAAAGGCATTAATAGTTTTGAAAATAAAGAATTGATAATTGATAGAAACAGGAAGGTAAATAATGAATAATCAAAAGAATACTCTAACAGCAACAGTTGGTTTTGTGTTAACAAAAGTAACAAAAATTCATGAGGCCAAGACTCTGGAAGATGCGAAGGGAGATGCTGAAGATATTTCGTGTGCAATGCAGCATTTGATTAAAGAATTTGATTTAGACGAATCGAAAGTGTTAACAGACGCAATTCTTGCAGCTACGATATGTGAAATTGGAAATATTATGGCTGGATATTATGTAAGACGAGATGAAGATGAATTAGCCAAAGCTGCTCTTCCAGATTCAGAAAGAAAAGAAATGCGATGAAAATTAAGACTTTTGTACAAAAAGCGAATAATATTGATGAACATGTAAATAACTGGTTAGACAAGCATCAAAATCTAAAAATTACAAATTGTCATATGAATTCGCAATGGATAACTAACGAAAAATATTGTTTGATTGTAACCAAAACATGCATGGTAACAATGGTTTTGGAATATGAAGAAGAAAAAAAGGATCAGGATGCTAGGTAAGGTGCCGGACTGGATGATTGTAATGGTATTTTTAATCTTACTAACAACAATAATTTTAGTAGTAGGTAATTTATAGAAGGAGTTCAATATGAAATACCAATTTAAAGATGAGAAATTAAAACATGAGATAAAGAATAGTTTAAATAAACTTTCTGCTACAGATAAAGTAAAAGATATTGAATCTATCACTTATGAGGGATCAAATATTATTACGAGTGATCCAACTTTCTTTGATATTAGCATTAGGATTACAGGTCATTGGGAAGAAAAGGATATAGTGATAAGGCCTAAAGAATTGCGTCTGAATCAATCTTTGTTAGACAAGATTAATCAAGACAAAGAAAAGCATGGCTATAAAGAAATTGAAACCATGATTGTTGATGCGTTAGATAACTATTACGAGGGATGCTAGATATGGAAAGAATTAACTCGATTATATATTGCAGACGCTTTGAAAAAGATTCAGAAACCATTGCTTATAGTCCAGCTAAGGTAGATGAAGTAGCAAATTTAATAGAAACAAAAAAGACAAATAATGAAATCTTTGTGTGTTTACCTGTTTTTGTGACTAGCACATATGCACTCTATGATTTAGATGCTAATGTAACTTATGGGTCTAATTCTTATATTGTAAATAATAAGCCAGATAATTTTTGTAAATTCTATATTCCCATTAAAGACATCACTTTGGTTCAGGGGGCAGACATTGACTTGGATAATCATTAATTCAATTTTGTCAGTCATAGTATCAGGTCTAATTATTTATAATAATCATCTTCAAAAAAACACGCACAAAATGTTAGATGAGGCACAGGAAATGATTAGAAAGTATTTAAATGAAATAGAAGAATCTTTTGAGAAACAAGAAAGAATTAATAATGCACAGTCCAATTTTAATGAATCAGTAACAACTAATTTTATACGCCATGAAGATGCTTTGAAGATTATCGTAAATTACATTAGGGATGCTAAGTAAAAGGTGATTTGAGATAATTAATGTAAATAAATCAAGTTAAATTGAGGAGTGGGAATGTGAGTTTACTATTTCAAGAATTAGATTGCGATAAAACATGTGATAGAGTTGACGAATTTTTGACAGAAGATTTAGAGAAATTAATCTTAATGTCGGGTCGTAATCTAACGGACTTACGTTCACCTACTTTATCTTTAGCTCCTGGTCACTCTAATGGTACTAATCATGCTGAAGCCAGTATAATTCGGGGACTTAATGCGGAAGCAGAATTGCGTGCAATCCATCACACAATTTATCATCTACCTGAAATGTCAAAAATAATAATGCGAGATCTTTATATTTATCAGATGGAAAGCTGGCAAGTAGCTGATGCAATACGATATGGTCATACGCAATTCAATACTCTAAAAAGAAGAGCGCAATTATTCTTTGCTGATAGTTTCGATCACTGGCAAAGATATATGGCTTGTCAACCAATCATTGATTTACACGAATATAAACAACCGGAATTAGACCGGAATAATAGTGGCGAAAAGGCGGAATAATAGCGATGGTTAGCCGGCCGGAATATAAGTTATAGTAGTATTGTGAGTTAAATCGGAATAGATGTAGAACTCATATTTACTAAACTTCTTAAATTTAACAGACTGGTAGTGGTTCGACTCCGCTATCAGCCATATAGATATCGTAAGCATCAAAGTTTTAATTGTTATAAATTAGTAATATATGGTTTGCACATTATTCGTCCTTATTCGCTAGCGATATCTATCGAAGAGAGTTTGCTTATGGAAACAGCAAGCTCTTTTTTCTTTTATCGGATGGAGGTAATGGAATGCCTAGAGTTAGACGTTGTAAGTACAAAGGCTGTCATAGTTACGCTATGTTTCCGAACTATTATTGTGACAAACATATAAATCATGAAGCAGAATACCAAGCACAACGCGATAAGTATCGTGGGGTTCATCGTTCAAGCAAAGCAACTACTTGGAAATACAATCATGTCATTCGCTATCGCAGTGCTACTAAGACTAAGCAGAACATGTTCTATCACACTCGAGAATGGCAAGTGCTTCGAAGACTCGTCTTTAATCGCGACTATCATCTTTGCCAGTATTGTAAAAACAACGCCGGAAACATTGTTGATCACATCGTTCCAATAGAATTCGATCAAACAAAGATGAAAGATATAAACAACTTAGCAACTTGCTGCAGGGATTGTCACGCTAAGAAAACCAGGTGGGAACAGGATTACTATGGCACTGGTCTACATAATTCTTTGAAAGATGTGCCAGCCATTACGGATATATCTTTAATTAATAAATTGATGAATGCACGAAATGACAATATAAAACGATCTGAGACGATTTAAATTTTGATGAGCAATCATACCAAAATGAATTTTAAATCGATTTTAGCCCGCCCATGGTGGCTCGTATAAGGAGCCGCACAGTTGCCGTTTTCTTGTGTGAAGTTCTGATTTTTAAAATATTTTGAAAGGGGGGTCTAAACTGACAAACGTTGATTTAACAAAGCCAAAAGTTCCAACTCAAGCTCCAAAATGGCTTGGCAATTACGGCAAAAGAATGTGGCCTAAATTAGCTGCATATCTTAATAAAAATTCAAAAATAATTCGTGCTGATGAATATTTATTGCAACAATATTGTTCAACATACGATTTATATCGAATGGCTTATGATGAAATCCAAAAAGAAGGCTTGCAGAGCAAAATTTATAAAACTGTCGTTTCCCCTGTAGATGGATCAATTGTAGCCAAGAATTTTGCAGGTTTTAGGAAAAATCCAGCAGTTCAAACAATGTCAGACTCACTCTCAAAATTAAATTCAATTGGGCGCGAACTTGGGCTAAGTCCTAAAGCACGAAGTGAAATGCTTGAATTAAATGCTCCAACTGAGAGCAAGAAATCAGTAGCACAGTCAATGAAGGAGTTCTTTAAATAATGAAAATTGATTTAACACAAACTCATGATGTGATTGGGGCTTTTCAAAGTATTGATTGGACTGATATAAAAGCTAAATATCACGATCCTGCAACTTTATACGCGTTTTCTGTTTTAAATGGCACAAAATTGGCTGGATATAATATAAAACTTGCATCTTTAAGGCATTTAATGGATTTAAAACGACAAGGTAATTCGAATTTTCCTTATCATTACGATGTGGAAGAAGTAGAAAATCTTTTAAAGTTTGCATCAATTTGCCCAAATGTAGATACGGGTGAGCCGACTCAATTAATGGAATGGCAAAAATTTACTTTTGCTCTTATGTTTGGCTGGCGTGATACAGATGGCAATAAACGTTTTACTCGTGTAATTGACTCAGTTTCCCGTGGTCAAGGTAAAACATATCAAATGGCAATTTTAATTTGTTATTCATTCATTATGGAAAGTATTGGATTGTCTAATCAAGATTATTTGGTCGCATCAATTAACTTTAAACAAACTATGAAGCTATTTGGCTATGTTTCTTCAATGATGCGAACAATAATTCAAATTGAGCCATTTAAAAGCTATGCGAAAGAAGTAGAATTACATATTCAATCCGATCAAGTTATTATGAAGAAAAATAATAATGTTTTACGCGCAATCAGTCTTGAAGCAGGGCAGTATGACTCTTATCATTTCAGAACAGCTATTTTTGATGAAATTGGAGAAGTCAAATCACGAAAAACTGTGAGTAAGATAATCTCAGGACAAGTTAAAGTACCTAATCATCAATTTATTCAAATATCAACTTCTTATCCAGATCCAACAGTTCCATTTCATGAAGATCAAAGAATGGTTATCCAGGCAATGGAGCAAGATTGGAAAAGGGATGCAGATAGCTATTTAGGATTAATTTGGTCACAAGACAGTTTAGATGAAACCTACAAACCTGAAACTTGGGTTAAATCTAATCCGCTTTTAGATTTACCAGATCAATGCGACGAATTGATGAAAGGCTTAAAAGATAAGCGAGATAGCGATTTGTTAACTGGCAATATTGCTGATTTTCAAACTAAAAATTTAAATTTGTGGTTAAAGCAATCAACTGACAGCTATCTAAACTTAAAAGATGTTGAAGATGCAATAGATGATGACTTTAAAATTGATGGTCGAGAAGTATTTATTGGTTTTGACTATTCAATGTTTTCTGATAATACAGCACTAAGCTTTGTTTATCCGTATGATGATGGTAAGTTTCACATTGAACAACATAGTTTTATTCCCTGGCAAAGAGCTGGAAGCATTGAAGCTAAGGAAAAACAAGATGGCATTGCTTATCGTCAATATCCTGAATACTGCACGATTACAGCACATCCACAAGGCATTATTAATCCAGAGCAGATTTATAGATGGTTATTAGACTATGTTGAGCAACATCAACTGGAAGTATTGTTTTTTGGATATGATCGTTTTGGCTCTTATCAGGTTAAAAACATTACTGAATCATTAAATGTGAATACAAGCTGGAATATCATGGACATTCAGCAAAGAACGTCAGCTCTTGCAAATCCTACTAAGTTTTTGCAGGAGCTTTTTATTACTCACAAAGTAACTACTCCAAATGATCCAGTAATGCAAAAAGCTTTACTCAATGCCACGATCAAGTCAGATAAAATTGGTATTCAAGTAGATAAGGATAAAGCCACCCTCAAGATTGATGTTGTGGATGCAATCATTGATGCACTTTTTCAAGGGATGTACTATTTTGATGAAAATGCGGATATGAATCAAAAAGCAACTGAAGTTGATCGTATGACTGAACAACAAGTTTTAGATTGGTTTAAAAATTCAAAATCTGGATTACTAGGAGGTGATACCACTGATAACTAAATTAAAACAACAGCTTTGGAAGTACATTGATGTGATTTTTTACTTTACCGGTTTAGCATCAATTACTTTTGGAGCTTTCAAAATTAATCAACCATTGGGTTATATCGTTGGCGGTATAGCCTTTTTAATTTCTGGTTATTTAGTTGAACTGATTGCATCAAGCAATGAGAAAGGAGGTGGTAAATAATGCCTCTGATAAAACTAAATAAATCTAGTCAGCCGACTGGATTTTCTTTGAATGATCCAGATTTCGTCAATTTCCTAGCTGGTGGCGAATCGCAACGCTATGTTTCTGCTGAAAAAGCTTTAAAAAATTCCGATATTTTCTCCTTAATAATGCAATTGTCTGGTGATTTAGCAATGGTGCGTTATTCAGCTGATACAGATAGATCCCAAGCAATTATTGACAATCCTAGTACAACAACTAATGGATTTAGTTTTTGGCAAGGAATGTTTGCCCAATTGCTGCTAGATGGCAATGCTTATGCTTATCGTCACAAGAATGTTAATGGCGTTGATTTGTCCTGGGAATATTTAAGACCATCACAAGTTCAACCAATGCTATTGGAAGATGGCTCAGGCTTAATTTACAACATTAATTTTGATGAACCAGAAATTGGTTATACGACTAATATTCCGTCAACTGATGTAATTCATATTCGTTTACTTTCCAAGAATGGCGGTAAAACAGGTATTTCTCCATTATCTGCGCTATTAAATGAGCTTAAAATTCGTGATGCATCTGATAATTTGACTTTAAAGGCTTTGAAATCATCTATTGCGTCAAATGGAATTTTAAAAATCACTCATGGTGGTTTATTAGATGAAGAAACTAAAGCTGCTAGATCTCGCCAAGTAAAAAGACAAACTGAAATGTCTGATGGCGGTCCGCTTGTCTTAGATGACTTGGAAGATTATCAACCGTTAGAAATGAAAGCTAATATTGCATCACTTCTTAGCCAAGCTGATTGGACTAAGAATCAAGTAGCCAAGGTATACGGAGTACCTGATAGTTACTTAAACGGTCAAGGTGACCAACAATCATCAATTACTCAAATTGGTGGTCAATATGCCAAGTCATTAAATCGCTATGTTCAACCAATTGTTTCAGAATTGAATGATAAATTGAACACTCATATTTCAGCAGATATAAGAGTTGCAATTGATGCAATGGGAGATCAATATGCAAGTACAATTTCGAGCTTGACCAAAGATGGAACTATTTCATCTAATCAAGCTCGTTTTATTTTGCAGAAATACGGTTATTTGCCTGAATAATTACCAGCTCCAGAAAAACAACCACAACAAGCAATTCAATTAATTCAAGCAAGTAAAGGAGGTGATGACGATGGTAACAGTTCCAGTGAAGGGGATAGTAGCTCCGAATGATATGGCTGATGTTTATAGCTGGTTTGGATATGATGTTGTAACTCCAAATAATATTTCTGAAGCATTAAATAATGCTGCTGGTGCAGATGTCACTTTGGAAATTAATTCTCCCGGTGGACATGTAGATGCAGGTAGTGAAATTTATACTGCTGTGAAGAAATACCAAGGTGACGTTACAGCACAGATTGTTGGACAAGCTTGCTCAGCCGCTTCATGGATTGCTCTTGCAGCAGATAAGGTGGAAATGTCACCTACTGCTCAAATCATGATCCATAGAGCTTCCACAGGCGTTGATGGTAACTCTGATGACATTGCGAGTGCTTTGCAAAGTTTGGATTCTCTTGATAAATCATTTGTTGACTTATATAGTCAGCGCACTGGTTTAGATAAGCAAGAGGTTTACAGAATGATGTGCAAAACAACTTGGATGAACGCGAAAGAAGCCGTTGATAAAGGCTTTGCAGACTCAATTATGTTTGAAGATAATGCCGTTCCAGCAATAGTCAATGCATATGGAGTTCCAGCTTTAAGTCAAAAAATGATTAATAAAGTTAAGAATTTGCTTCATGATAAATCGACCGAGAATGTCGTTAAACCTCAACCAAAAGAAAATATTAAAAATGATAGCCAACTTCAAAAGAAGCTGGCTATTTTGTTTGGAAAGGAAAATTAAATTTTATGAATATCAATGAATTAAAAGCTGCGTTTGATACTGCAGGTCAAAAGGTTCAAGACTTAGAAGATCAACGCGCACAAATTACTATTGATCTTGGAAAAGATGCAGACTCTCACTCTGTAGATGAAATCACTAAGCTCAATGCAAATTTAAAGAAAGCAAAAGTAAATCAAGAATTAGCTAAGTCAGCTTATGAAGATGCTAAGGCTAGTTTAGATGCTCAACCGGTGAATAAGAAGTCACTTCCAGTTAATGAAGATAAGAAGCTTGACATTCAAGCAATTAAGAATCAATTTGTTTCTGATTTCAAGAATCTAGTTTCATCTGGTACTACTGGTTCAGGTAATGCAGGGTTAACTATTCCTGAAGATATTCAACAACAAATTAGAACTTTAACTCGTTCATTCGTATCTTTGGAAAGCTTAGTTAATGTCGAAAATGTTGCAACTGCAAGTGGATCTCGCGTTTATGAAAAGTTAAACGACATTACTCCATTAAAGGATTTAGATGATGAAGCAGCAACTATTAATAACAATGACGACCCTGAATTAACTGTAGTTAAGTACTTGATTCATAGATACGCGGGGATGACTACTGTCACTAACACTCTTTTAAAGGATACTGTAGACAATATTATTCAATGGTTAACTAATTGGGTTGCGAAAAAGGATGTTGTAACTCGTAATGCAAAAATTCTTGAAGTTATGGGTAAAGCTCCTAAGAAACCAACCATCTCTAAGTTTGATGACATCAAGGACTTAGAAAATAACACTCTTGATCCAGCAATTGAAGCAAGTTCAATTTTTGTAACTAACCAATCAGGCTACAATATTTTATCTAAGTTAAAAGATGCAGATGGTCGTTACTTAATGCAACCAGATGTTACTAATCCTGATAAGTATTTAATTGATGGTAAGCCAGTTACTCGTATCGCTGATAAGTGGCTACCAGACGTGTCAGGTTCACACCCTCTATACTTTGGTGATTTAAAGCAAGGTATTACTTTATTTGATCGTCAACAAATGCAAATTGATATTACTAACACTGGCGCAGGTTCATTTGAAACTGATACTACCAAGCTTCGTTTCATTGATCGTTTCGATGTTGAATTAATCGATGATGGAGCTTTTGCAGCTGCTTCATTTAAGGCTGTTGCTGATCAAGCTAGTGGTACTGCTGATACAGACGGTAAGACTAGCAAGTAGTAAGTAGGTGAGTTTTAATGACCACTTATTTAGACATCACTAATGGCCTTAAGCGGTCATTAGGATATATCGATGAAGATGACTCTTTAGATGAAGCATCTTTAAATCGAATGAAGAATGGCTTAACTGCAGCTGAATTATATGTACAAGGGGCAATTGGCACAGACGTCAAAGATTTTTATGAATCTAAGGACATCAAGCCTTTGTATACCTTGGTATGTAATGCTTTAGCTGCAACTTACTACCAAAGTCCTACTAGTACAACATCTGGAGCTGTCGTCAGTGTAGATGCTGTATGCAAGTCTGTGATTGGACAGTTAAGGGGTCGCTATGATCGACTCTTGGAGGTGCAGAATGGTAAAGATTCTGAATCCAAGCAGGCTGACTAAAATTATTGAGTTTGGCTATGAATCAGATGAACCAGAATATGACCAAAACGACAATCCAATTTCTTCTCTTTCAATTGTATGGAAAACAACTGCTATTCCATGGTCATTGACTACTTCTCAAATGATTCAAGCTCAAGGCTTAAATTTAACCAATCAACGAGTTTTTGCAGTAAGGCATAGAGATGATAATTTTTGGTCAAAAATAAGTAAAGCTAAATATTATGGCAAGACTTATGAAGTAACAAATATCAATCCTGACCCTACTAATTCACCAACTAGCTATGATTTAGTAACTCTTAAGGAGGCATCTAAACATGAATGATGACTTAGGCGATTTTTTAAATGGCTGGATTGATAATGCTGAAAAGGGCTTAACTTTATCTACTAAAGATAAGGAGAAAATAACTGGTGCTGGAGCTGAAGTTTTTAGCCAGATTTTGCGTGACCGCACGCCACGAAGCAACGAAGTTTATTTTAGAGGACGCTCCGCAGGCCATGCGAATGCTAAGCACCATAACAGTCATCGCAAAACTAAGCACTTACAAGATAGTATTACTTATAAGGCTGGCTATACTGCAGATAAAACCCATACTGGAGATACAGACGTGGGCTTTGAAGATCATTATTATGATTTTTTGGCCAAAATTATTAATAACGGCAAGCATAAGATGTCAGATAAAGAATTATCTAATATGCACTTCATTGATAAAGCCCAGCAGGCTTCAGTTAGGGTAGTGGAAGAAGCTGAACTTAAGGCATTTAAGGAAGTGATGAACCATGACAGCAATTAATGATGCATATCAAGCAATTTTTAAGAGAGTGCCCGGAGTAGATCGTTACTATAAAAAACGAATTACAGGGAAGATTGATAATACTAAAACCGATTTGTTAATTACTCCAGTTGTTGGAAGTTACACAGTTTATGGTTCAAATATTCCTACAATTGAAGTGCAAGAGATAGAAATTCAGATATTTATTGGAAAAGAAAATAAAAAGGCTAATTTAGACACAATCAAAAATTCGATTGTGTCTTTTTTAGTGCCTAAGTGGCAAGTGAGCTATGGACCAGATGAAGGAACGGATCCTGAAACTGATGAATCTATGCTCACTTTTCATTTCACACGTAATTATGAAAGGAAATTAAACTAATGGAATTAAACGGTTTTGCTAGAGCCTTGATTGCTCCTGAAGATGATAACGCAAAATTAAAGACTCTTGACGAATTTAAAAAATATGGAAAATACAAAGATAAAGGTATTTTCCAAGCAGATTTACAAACTGCAAAAGGTACCACTCAAAGTAACATTACTGGTATGAATCCAGCAATTACTAAAGTTTATGGTTCTAATACTGTAGCTGAGAGTGAAGTAGGCGTGGAAAATATTTCTGCAACTTTGGGTGTAAATGATATGCCTTTTGACATTGCAAGTCTTTTGAATGGGATGTACAAAGATGACACTCATGGTGGTTATAAGAGAGCTGATAAGCGCTTGTTTAAAGGTGCATATATTGCTATTTCTGAAAACCATGGCTTCCCAGTTTACTATGCATTTCCTTACTGTACATTTACTCCAGGTACTGGTGTAAACATGCAAACTGATGCAGCTAGTCCAGTGACTGTTCATGACACATTTACAGTTACTCCACAAGCTCGTCCAAGCGATAACTTACTTTACCAAATTTTTGTTGGCGATAAGGATCGCGACCCATTGTGGAAGGACGAAGAAACAATGCTTGCTTACATTGTTGACGGCTTTAATACATCTGGTGCGAGTAACCCCTCAACCACAGCCTAAGCAAGATAATTCATCGGCTGAAGAAAAGCATGATGATAAAACAATCGATTCAACTCCTGAAACTGAATCAACTGAAAAGTAGCAATTAATGCTGGGTGGGTAGCGGTAGGTAATTATTAATTTAGAACGGCTAGGTGGCCGTTCTTTTCTTTCGAAAGGAATTTATAAATCATGATTGAAGTAGAAGCAAAAGAATTAGGATTAAAGCCAATTGAAGTTGATCACTCATTTGGCATGAAACGCAAAGCTGGAGTTTTAAATGAAGAAATTTCAAAAATTCAGTTAGATGCGCAGAAAGATTTTACTAGTGCTGTTAGAGATATGAATATTTTATCTAAGTTAGACCAGTCAAAATCGGAAGATGAAAGAACTTTAGAACGCTTAGAAGAAAAATATAATGCGGGTTTTGGTACAACTGATCCGGATATGTGGGATATGAGATTAGAGGCTATTGCCATGATCCTTAGCCCTAAAGTAGATCAAATTAGTTTATCTAGTAAAACTGAGTTGAAACTTACTGAAAAATATCTTGAATTTATTGAAGATTTAGCAGGCATTAACACTAAAACAAAACGTGAAAAGTTTGAAAATAAAGATTTAGATACTAGCGATATTGCAGCAGTAGCACGCCGTTTAATGCTTGCTATTTTGAATATTAAGGAAGAGGACGCTCAGCCAACGGCTGAGGATGAAAAAAGTAGATCTGTGGGAAGTAAATAAAACCTGGAAGGACTACGTTGAAGATATTGACTATACAGAGCAACAGGCAATTGTCGAAGCCCATATGGATCCTTCCGTTATCGATAAATTCGATACTGATCGTTGGGCTGAAATTATGGAGGCAAGATCACGTAAAGATCGTCCAGTTGATGCGACTGCTTGGGCTTTGAGTCAATTAGCACAAGGAAAAACTAGAAAGGAGGTACATTAATGGCAGGAAAAATACCAGCTGGTGAGTTTAATACTCGAATCACTTTAAATGGCGAGCAACCTATTCAAACTCTTAAATCTTTGAGAAATGAAGTTGCAACTGCTACTAGCGCATGGAAAGCACAAGTTGCTGAAATGAAAACTGCTGGTGATCAGTTAGGTGCAGCAAAAGCTAAATATGAAGGCTTAGGCGAAACATTAAAGAAACAACAAACTTTATTGGAACGTAACAAGTCTGAATTGAATAGTTTAAAAGAAGCACAATCTCAAGTGGATACTTCCACAGAGAGAGGTCGCAATGAATACGAAAGATATTCAAAAGAAATTGCTACTGCTGAACGCAATGTTGCTAATGCTACTACTAGAATTGCTAAATTAAGTCAGCAACAAGAAAAAGCTCGTAATACGCTTGATTACTACAAGTCAGGATTAGCAAGCGCACAAAGCGAGCTCAGAAAGATTACTGAATCAAGCAATGCTTATGTTGGGCGTCTTGAAGCTGAGGGTAAAACTGAAGAAGCCAATAAGGCTAAGCTGGCTGGTTTATCACGTGAATATTCAAAATTAAATGAGATTTATAAGACTCAATCTAATGAATTAACAAAAATTGCCAAAGAGTCTGGAGAATCTTCTGAAGCATATAGACGTCAAAAGATCCGTGTAGATGAAACTGCAACAAGTTTAGCTAAAACCAAAACTCAAATGTCTGGTTTATCTTCAGAAATGAAGAAAGCTAATCCATCTGTTTTTGATCGAATTAAAGCTAAATTGACAGGTGTTAATGGTGAAGCAAAAGAAACACACTCTCTTTTTAAAACAATTTTAGGGGCTAACATTTTAACGAGTATTGGATCAAGCGCATGGTCATCTTTAACTGGATGGATTTCTCAAGCAAAAGATGAAGCTAAACAGTATTCTTTAGAACAGCAAACTATGTTGGCAACTTGGCATACTTTAACAGGTAGCGCTAAAGAGGGTAAGAAATTAGTTGATATGACTACTCAAATGGCCATTGCAGCTAATAATTCAGTAAGCATGGTTGATGCATTAAATCAAAAGTTTTATGCAATTAGCAAGAATGCTGATTTAACTGGTAAATTAACTAAATCTGTTTTAACCTTGCAAGATGCTTTTGGTGCAACTGATGATGCAGTTGAAAACTTCGGTGTGCAATTCGCACAGATGATGGCTAATGGAAAAGTATCAGCACAAGATATGATGTCTTTTGTTAATGTTTTCCCAGTTTTGCGTACTAACTTATTAAAAACTGAAAAATCAGTAACGCATAATTCTAAACTTACTATGTCGCAGATGAATGACTTAATGTCTGCAGGTAAGATTACATCTAAAACAATGGAGAAAGTACTTCAAGATACTGCTAAAGAGTATCAAGGCGCTACTGATAACTTTGGTAAGACTATTCCCGGTATGATGAGAACCGTAAAATCTCAAATGCCGGTTTTATTATCTGCAATTAGTGACCCGTTAACTAAAGCTGCTAATCCTATCGTAGCTAAGGTTAGCGACTGGGTAACTTCCAAAGATACTAAAAATGCTTTTTCCAGATTGGGAAAAACTTTTTCTGAAGGTTTAAACAAAACCATTTCAGCAATGTCTAGTGGATCTGGCAAAAACGCTGGAAAAGATATTACTGATACCCTTAATAAGGGACTTGAAAAAGCAAATGATTTAGTAAAAAGATTCTTTGATTTTTTATCTAAGCACGGTAAAAGTTTAGGTTCCATAGCTGTAGATATTGGAAAATTAACTGCTGAAGTTGGAAAACAAGTTTGGAAAGATTTTGCTGATATTATCTCTACTATTGGTAGTGCATTTGGCTTAGTAAGTGATAAAGCGTCTAAATCAAATGATCCATTAGCCAAGGTGGCAGATATTGTTCATAATTTAGCTAAAAATAAAACTGCAATAAAACTTATAGCTGGTTATTTGGTGACTATGAGTACCATTAAAACTCTTACGCCTTTAGCGTCTGGATTAATGGGGATTGCTCGTGGAGGTAAAACAGCATATAAGTTTATCAAAGGTATGCCAGATGCTTTTGAAACGATGCAAATTAAGGGATTATTAGCTGTTGATAAATTAAAATCTGGATTCTCTAAGTTGACTGGCGTAGTCAAAGATCTATTTACTCAGACAGGTAACGGTAAATTTTCTGGTGCACTTCAGTCAATAAAATCTGCTGGCGGTATTTCAAAATTATCAACTGCAGGTAAAGTTACTACTGGTTTAACTGGTGCGGGAATTGCATTAGATGCAGGATCTTCAATTGTTTCAGCATTTAAGGACAAAAAAGGGTCTTCAAAGCAATTTGAAGATGCAGGTAAAGGCATTGGTTCCGCAATTGGTGGCGGAATTGGTATGTACTTTGGTGGTCCTGCTGGTGCAGCAATCGGCTCTCAAATTGGTAAAGCAGCCGGTGGCTGGGGTGGTAAAGCCACTAAGCAATTCTTAAATGGTTGGAAATCTAAGAAACCGCCTAAGGATTTCTGGTCAATGGAAAATTTGGGTTGGTCAACTAAAGATGCTTTCGGCAAAATGGGTAAGGGAATTGATTCCTGGTGGAAATCAGTTCAAAAATCCAATAAGAAAGCACAGCAAGAACAGCAAAAAGCCAATGAAGAAGCTGAAAAACAACGTCAAAAAGAAAAGAAAGCCTGGGATAAATATTGGTCTAATGTTGGCAAAGGTATTGATAAATTTGGCAAAGATACCAAGAAAGGCTTTGACAAAACTGTTAAGGACTCTCAATCTTTTGTTAAAAAAATAGGACCTAATGTTAATAAGGGCTTCAATACTTTTCTTAAAAATGGCCATAATTTCTTTAAAAAATTTAATAGCAATTTAGGCGATTTCTTTAAATCAATCCCCAAGAATAAGTATGTTAAGGCTTTCCAAAAGGGAAAGCTTTTTTCAACTGCCTATAAGGACATTAATAAAAAAACTAAAAAATGGACTAAGGATTTTAGTAAATCTTGGAACAAGCATTGGAAGGATAGTCAAAAGACTGTTTCTAAATGGGCTAAGAATACTCATAAGGAGTATAACAAAGGCACTAAATATTTAGAAAAAACCTTCAAGAGTTATACCAAGCAAGCCAAGAAGTCTTGGGATTCTCACTGGAAGAAGCTTAACAAGTCAGTAGATAATTTTTGGACTAAAACTAAAAAGACTAGTTCAAAAGGTACCCAGAAATTAATTAAAACTACCAAGGAATATGCTAAAGAATCTCTCAAGGAGTGGAAGAAGCATCATAAGGCTGAATTAGATGTCTTCGATGATTTTCAAAAGAATCTGAAAAAGGATCATGGCAATTTATTTGATGCTTTAAAAGATACAGCTAGCGATTCTCTTGCTAAATTGCAAAAGGGCTTTTCTGATAAATGGTCAGCCATTAGAAAAGATACCAGTAAAAAATGGGACGACATGAAGTCCAATGCCTCAACTTGGGGTAAAAACATGAACAGCTGGTTCAATACTTTTGGCAAAAATTGGTCTAAAGGCTGGAATAATTTATCATCTGGCACTCGTAAGATCTTCGACAATTTGTGGAAGCAGATGAAGAAACTTGCTAAAGATGCCATTAATGGATTAATTGATATTGTTAATGGCGGTATTGGAGCCGTTGATAATGTAATTTACTTCTTTGGTGGCGGTAAAAACACAGTAAAACGCATCAAGCACTTAGCAACTGGTACTGGCTACTTTGGTTCTCAAAGACGAGCTATTACAGAGCCTACCCTAGCGATGGTCAATGACGGTAATGATTCTCCTGAAACTGGTAATAAGGAAGCCTTGTATCGTCCAACAACTGGTGAATTTGGCATTTTTCAAGGTAGAAACACTACTACGATGCTTATGCCAGGTGATGAGGTCCTTAATGCGTCAGACACTAAGGTGCTAATGCAGAGTATGGGAATTGCCCACTTTGCAAACGGTGGCATAGGAAGTTTCTTTGGTAGCATTAGCAAAAATGTTGGTAACTTCTTTGGTGGAATCGGTAATTGGGCTAAAGAAAAAACTGATGATTTGAAAAAATTTTTTGATTTGGCCAAAAAGATTATTGCTAAACCTCAAGGCTATTTAGATAGTATTTTTAAGTGGACTGGCGTTAAAGGCTTATCTCGTGGTGCATTCCATGAGATGATTACCAAGGGATTTAATAAAGGTAAATCTCAAGTTAATAAATTCTGGTCTACATTATGGTCTATGGTTTCAGGCTCTCTCGATGGTGGTGGAGCTGAAGGTGGATTGCTTGGCGCTGTTGAAAAGTATGGTAAAGGTCATCCTTATGTTTGGGGTGCAGCTGGACCAGACGCATTTGACTGTTCTGGTTTGGTTATGTATGCCTTAGAACATGCCTTTGGCAAGAGCTTTCCTCACTATTCAGGCTCTCAGTATGCTGCAACTGTTGGGGTTAAAGATCCTCAACCAGGCGATTTAGTATTCTTTGGTCCTGGTGGACGTAATCACGTCGGTGTTTATGCTGGCAATGGCAAATACTGGTCTGCTATGTCACCAAGCTCAAGCCCTAATATCGGTATGAGTGATGTGTCTTCTGGACCTGGTGAAGTATCATATCGTAGAGTTCCAGGTCTAAAAGGCGAAGGAGCAAGTACCAGCGTTAAAGCAACTAATGGCTTGCAGAAATTTATTAAAGGTCTACCTGGTATGGGTGGCTTTTTCAAATTCATTAGTAAGTTAGGCTCAATGTTTGGTATTGCTGCAGATGCAAAAGATCCTGCTGGTACTGGTGCTGATCGCTGGGGCGAAGATATTAAAGCTGCAGCTGCTCAAATGCATGTTTCAGTATCAAACAACGATATTGCCAAAATAATTGACATGATCAGGCATGAATCCGGCGGTAATGCGCAAATCACTCAATCAGGTGCAGATCCTGATGGAGATGGTTCTGGTCCTGCTCGTGGATTGCTCCAATTTAAAACTGGGACTTTTAATAATTATAAAGTTCGTGGACATGGCAACATATATCATGGATTCGACCAATTGCTAGCTTTGTTTAACGACTCTAACTGGCGCTCTGATATTCATTGGGGTGGTGGTTGGACTCCCACTGGTCATCGCAGATATGCTAACGGAGGTATTGCAACTCAGCCATCTATTTTTGGTGAAGCCGGTCCAGAAATGGCTATTCCATTATCTGCAGTTAAATCAAGCCGCTCTTATGAATTGCTTGGTAAAACTGCAGCAATTGTTGCAGCACGTGACAATGTGGATGCTGGTCAGGCTGGATTAACTGGAGCTTTAGAAAAGAAAATCGATGCACTGATTACTTCAGTTCAACTGTTAGTTCAAATGCTTGGTGATGAAACCGAAGTTAAAACCAAGATGGTAATGAAGGATAGAGTTATTGGTGAAGTGACTGAGCAGTATGTTTCTAAAGCAATGGCTCATAGAATGAACACAAGGAGGAACAGATATAGTGGACGATAATATTGTTTCATTAAAATTTGATGGTAAGACGTCGAGTGACTTTGGATGTCATTTACAATATCCAACTCAAATTGTTCATGCTAAACGGGAAATCACTCCCACAAGTGTACCTGGAGTTTCAGGAGATTATTTATCTGATAATTATCGATACAGCAATATTACTCAGCCCTTAACATTCTTTGTAATAAGGCCTGCACAATATGAAACTTGGGAGCAATTACAATTTGCCTTTTTAGATTGGTTAACGCCATCTTTTAAAAATAAATATTCTAAGTTTTACTTGGATTTAATAAATCCTTATCACTGGTTAGCGTATCTTTCAGAAGCACCAACATGGACTATATCTGGAATTGATACCGCAACAGTGACACTTACTCTAAATTGCAAGCCCTATCTTGTTTATCAGGATGAAAAATTCGAACCAGTCCCATCATCAGTTATTTCAAATGAAAAACTACCTGCTTTTCCTTTATGGCGCATTGTAGGAGATGGTGATTTTACTTTATCGATTAATGAAATGGAATATAAATTAAATAATATTGACGGGGAAGTATTTATTGATACTACCCGTTTTTTAGTTTATAAATCATTAAACGAATTCAGAGGAATGAATGCAATATTTCCTAATCATGAATTTCCAGTTTTAAATCCTGGTACCAATTCAATAAAGCTAGTAGGGAATTATAGTAAATTTGAATTTAAACCGAATTGGAGGCGTCTAGCATGAGTTTCTCAAGATTATATAGCAATGTTATTGATGCATTGCAACAGACTGAAGGACTAGGCGTACTAAGTGACGCAGAGTCAGTTCAGATTTTACGAGATAGCAATCAAATCCCAACTTTAACCGAAACGTATCCATCTGATGGTAGATTCGCTTCAGTTTTGCAAAGAGATATGATTTTAGTTAACAATATGGGATTCAAGCCTGAAGAAAAGAATCAGGGCTTTAGAATTTCTAATATTACTAAATCGCAAGATACTATCACGATTACTGCTCCTCATGTCTGTGGTGATTTGGCTAATATAAAACTAGTTCAGCAAGTGACAGCGCCAAATTGTACACCAATGCAAGCTTGGGACTTGCTAACACAAGCGTTTGTTTATCAAATGCCAATGGTTAGTTTTTATAGCGATGTTTTTAAGGTCGCGAATATAAATTGGGAGATGTCTGATGATCCAGTAACTTCAATTCTATTAGGTGAAGATCAAGCTGGCGATAAGCCAACTAATACTTTTCAAGCTCTTTATGGGGTTGATTTCTACTTTAATAATTACAGTATTAAAGCTTTAAATAATAAAGCTCATGATACTGGCAAAATGATTAAGTGGCATCATAATATGACAGGGATTACAGCCGACTGGAATACTGATTCATATTATGATGGAATCATTCCTTATGCGAAATATACCCCTAATACTGTTCCAGATGATTCAACTACGGAAGAAACAAAATATGATGCTGTGGGTGATGTTCAATATGTTGGAGCCGGTCAAGCTGAAACTTTTGACACCCCATATAAGGGACATCATGTAATAGGTCACTTAAGAAATGGCACTTACTATCATGTAAAAGCAACGCAATCAAAAAATACTGTTAATAATGATACTTGGTATCAATTAGATAATGGGCAATGGATTGATGAGCATTTCTTTACATTCGATAAATCTAAAGCTTATGTTGTAAATAAGCTAAAAAATGGTGCTCAAGGTACAATTACTATTCCAGATAATTCAACCGATAGCGACGGGCTAATCGTTAGTTATACAGGTGTGGGATCAATTGTTTACGCAGGCCGTGGAAAAGTAGCCGTTTGGAATTCCCCATTCCCAGGGCATAGCTTAACTGGCAAATATTTAGCCAATGGCTCTCGTTGGAAAATTTTTCAAAAAGCTAATGTTAGTGACGGACATGTTTGGTATAACCTTGGTGGCGAACAATGGGTAGACGGACAATATCTGTCGCTTCAAAAAACGACAGACTTTGTTGCGACTCCCACGCATGGAATACTGCAAATTATTAAAAAACCTGTTTCTTATACCACACCAGGTATGCAAAAACAGACTAATTGGAATCCAAAAGCAAAAAGTCGTTGGCGTGTAAGTCAATGGGCGACTGGAGCTGATGGCTCTACTCTATATAGAGTTAGCACTTGGATTTGGGTTAAAGGCGATGATGATACTGTTACTTTTAGCGAAAATGGTACAGTACAGCCAAACCAAGATAATGATAATTTGGCGGTTGCGAAGAAAACGGGAAAGGTCCCTATTTATTCAGCGCCAGATGGCACACATGCTACTGAACATTGGGTAAAAGTTGGAGATAAATTGCAGATATTTTCTCAAGCTGATAATAATGGGAAGACTTGGTATGAAATTGGGCAAGGACAATGGGTTGATGCTTCATACTTTAACTTTGAAGCTGATGACGATGTTGCTCCTGGCGATGATAACTCTGATAGTTCTGATGAATCTGATGTGGAAGTTGAAGAACAAACCATTATGCTACCAGAAAAATATATATTAGCTAACACTGCTGTTCATACTGAACACCCTAAATTGCAATTGGTAGACTTATCAGAGTATTTTAATGGTTTGGAACCAACACCAGATAAGCTTAGAGAAATAGCGCAGGCCTACATTAGAGAATATCGAATTGGTATTGTTCCATTTACAGTTACTGTTCAAGACGCAGAGTTTGACGATGAATATAAATATCTAAATTCTATTGACCTCTATGACATTGTGGGAGTGCAGAATGATGAACTTGGAATTGCTCAAAAAGCTAAAGTTACTTCAGTGACATGGGACGATCTTTTAGAAAGATATACAAGTCGTACTATTGGGCAATTACCAATAGATTATGATCATGCCTTAGGCAATTATATTGAGGAACAAAATGCGAAGACCAAAGAAACAGCTAGTAAAAAGGCTACTCATTTGTTTGGTGAACTTCATCAAATTGTTAAAAAACAAGGCTCAGATCAAGTTGCTGCACTGCAGAATTTGGCTAAAGAGTTGGATATTGATTATCACCAAAATTCTGCTTCAATAAAAAATTTGAAAAGTCGGGCAGATGAAATTGACGCAAAAGTGTCAGAAAGTCAGCAAACTATTGAAGCAATGGGAGCTGTATTTGAAGCAATCCCATCATGGCAAAATCCACAAGAAATCAAAGCCAAGAATTCAGACGGGTCAGCAATGGTATTTACCAGCAATGGTTTGGGATTTATTGGAACTGATGGGATCTTAAGATCAGGAATGGATATTAATGGCAATATTTCAGGCGAGCACATTGTAGGTGGAACTATTACGGGGCTAACACTTGATGGCGTTAGAGTGACGGGCACAAGTTATATAAATTCCAGTGGGGATGTTTATAACGCTGTTATGTCTTCTCAAAATGGTATTTCTGTTTCGTCTACTTCAGGTGGAGATACCGTTAGATTAACTAATGAAAAAATACAGTTTGACTATGGAGGCGTTATTAGTTTCGGAGGTATAACTATTAGAAGAACTAACGGTTATGCCGGCGATACTTTGTATCTGCATGATGCTTACGGAGATCACGCTTTGGGAGGTAAAAAGTAGTGAATCAATCAGTACAATATTTATTAAATGAAATTGCGCGACTAGAGATGGTCGCTTTTAATTTGCAAAAAGAAAATGAAATCCTCAAAGCAGAAATAAAAATTAAGAGTACTAAGAAAGAAGGTGAAAGCAATGAGTCTACCGAGAGATCTAAGTCTGGAAACAAATAAAGACTTAACGAATTTTGAAGGCTTAACTTTAAGACAAACCGAAAAGGGATTAGTTTTACATACTACTTTATTAAACTTTGATAAGTCGCCTTACGACTTGACTAATAAAAAGGTTATTTTCAATGAACACAAAGACAACGAAAAATATGTTGTAGATGATAGTGTAGCTATTGAAGATAAAACTCACGGAATCATTAGTTATAAGCTTCATGATCAAGTTTACGCAGCTAAAGGAACAGCTTGGTTTGAAATTCAGAATGAAGATGGCAGTGTGGTCGATTCTACACAAAACTTCATTATTAATGTTAAAGACGCGGCAAACGCGAGCATCTATAATTCTAACTACGTTCCTGCATTGGAGCGCTTAAGAGATCAGATGCAAAATCTGATTGACCAAGCTCAGAAAATTGAAAACGATCAAACTACTAAGTTTACTCAAAATTTAACTAATAATCTTAAAAATGCACAAACTCAATTAAATACTAAGTTAACTAGTATGCAACAGGCATACGATAATTTAGAGAATCAACGAACTAGTGCATTTAATACAAGCCAAGATAATCGTCAAAATACTTTTAATCAATCCGAAAAGTCTAGATCTGATACTTACACTCAGGACAAGACCAAGAGGGATGCTGATTGGACTGCTGACAAAGCTAGAATCGATAAAGATTGGTCTGCTGATAAAGCCCGAATTGATGGCGAATGGCAAACCAAGAAAGCCACTCTTGATTCTACAATTGCAGATCTCAGCAAAAAGTTATCTGATATTCAGACTTCACTTACTGATTTAAGCAATACAAAATTGCCTGCAATGAATAAGTATGCGGATGATGTTCAGAAAAAGGTTACTCAACTTAAAGCGGATTTCAATGCGATTGATTTCTCTAGCTATGCAAAGATTGCCGATGTTTACACTAAAAAAGAAGTTGACCAAAAGGTAGCTTCAGCTGGCAAAGTTAAAACTGTTGATGGTCAGCAACCTGATGCTAATGGGAATATCTATTCAACTAATTTAGTTTCAAATGGCTATAATATTGCTGCTAATACAGCTACAAATGCGGTAACCATGAAATCTAATAGTGCTTGGCTTACTGGAACGGATGCATTAAAGCCATTTGCCGATGCTATTAATCAACTACAGG